GTAAAATAGCTGTAGAATGGGCAAAAGCAGGCACTACTGTATCTAATGCTGTAGCAGGTCTACTAGGAGATAGTCTTGCAGCCAATGCAATACGTGCAGATAATCAAAAAATTCAACTTAAAGCTCAGTTAAGTTCTATCAATACTCAGATAAATCTTATAATAGCAACTGAAAAATTAACTGCGCAGATAGAATTACAACGTATTGAAGACAAACAGAAAGATATTAAGTCTACCGCCTCTACTGAAACAAGCGCGGCGACAGTAGAAGAATATGCTAACTTAGATAAACGTAGACTTGAATTAGAGAAGAAAATACCTAAACTTGATAAATCTGTAAGGGAACAGATAGGCCCGGGGTCGGATGCATTAATTAAACAATTTAAGGCAGGAGCAGGCTCTGTAACTCGCGAAGATATTAATTTTGTACAGATGCTAGAATCATCACTAGCAGGTGCAGCGCAGATCGCATCAGAACTTAAACTAGTAGATCTTACTAAAGTGATCTCAGATCTAAAAACTAGATCCAATATGGAGTTAGCTGCAGTGGACAGGCTAAAAGAAGGTAATCAACTAGAGCTAGATAAGTTTAAAATATTAGAAGCTAGCGGTAAAGTTCTTGATGATTCTCGTATTAGAGAACAGAGCGCTTTCGAAATAGAAAAATCTAGCTTAGAAGAGCAAAAACAACTACTTGCCATTAAAACTCAGATTGAAGTTAAAGATGCATTATTATTAACGATGTCTGGGAAGACTAGAGAAGATCTGGAAAAAAGAACGGCAGTAATACAAGAAATTAACAGAATAGAAGAGCAGGGCCCTTTAGTTACTGCGGCAGCGGTGAGTAAAAGAGAAGCAATATGGGCCGCAGCCGGTAAAAAACTAGCAGATACAGATAAAGCTAGACTGCAGTATGCAGTTGAGACTCAGAAAATAGTTTCAGAAACTAACTACGCTAGCCGTAGCACTGAATTAGAAGTAGCAGGAATACTACTAGAAACTCAACAAGCAATGGGTGCTCTAACTGTTGACGAGTATACTAAAAGGAAGGCTTTAGTAGACATATCTAATTTAGAATTATCTGCTGATAAATCTAGGAATGCAGCACAAGAGAAGTATGCTGATATACTTAAAGATTTAGATAACTATAAGAAAACCCTATTCTCAGAAACTCCGGAATTTGAACTAGCGGAGAAAAGAGTAAAAGTAGTAGAAACTCAAAGAGACTTAGAGCTATCAGCAATAAGTACAGTAGCCGCAGCAAGAAGAGCAGATATTCAAGAACGTAGTAAGTATTCAGAGCGTCAGCTTGCATACGCAGACGTATTTAAGAAGTCATTCGAAGGAATGGCAGATGCTGTTGTAGAATTTGCTAGAACTGGTAAACTGAACTTTAAAGATCTAATTAATAATATGATTGCAGATCTAGTACGATTTGAACTTAGGCAAATGGCATCCAGTATGTATAAAAGCGCTAGTCCTGGTTTAATGAATTTTGGTGGAATGATGGGCAGTTTTGGCGATACCATTGCTAATTTGGTGGGCGGATATACAGGTGGTACAACAGGATCTGCATTAGTAGGTTTAGCACAGGGCGCAGCATACGACATGGGCATCAAGAAGTTTGCTATGGGCGGATCCTTTGCGAACTCCATAGTTGATTCACCCACGCTATTCAAGTTTGCCAGTGGCACCGGTCTCATGGGTGAAGCAGGCCCTGAAGCGATCATGCCCCTAAAGCGCGACGCTCAAGGCAACTTAGGCGTACGCAGCGGCAACAACGGCGGAAATGTAGAAGTAGTAGTCAATAACTATGGTAGTGAGAAAGCAACTACCACAGAGTCTACAGATAGCAGAGGCAATAGAAAAGTGGAAGTTATTATTGGAGATTTATCTGCCGGTGAAATTTCTAGGAATGGAAGTAATTCACAACGTTCGTTAAAAAATACTTTTGGATTACAACCAGCATTAATTAGGAGATAATATGGCAGCTGCCTATACTTGGTCAAGTTTTGGATTACCAGCAAATCCTCAGAAAGGTTTCACAGAAACAGGAGGGGTTCTAGTTTTAAGAACCCCTACCGATCAAGGACCTGCAAAGCTACGATACAGAGGTGTTAAACCACAAGTATTAAATCTAAGTTTTTTAATGACCAGTGCCCAAGTAGCTATTTTAGAGGGTTTTGTAAAAAACACACTAAAAGGCACTGCACGTTTTTACTTCACACATCCTAGAACCGCAGTTAATAGCGAAGTACGTATTGTACCTCAAGGTGGCGGAGACTACTATACTATAAGTTACATAGCTCCCGGTTACTACAACATAGCAATACAATTTGAGGTACTACCATGAGTCGTTTGTCTTCGATGACTGCAGATGCTATTCGCTCAGTATTTTCTCCCGATGCAGATGCAGATTTATTTATATTGTTGACTATTTATGATCCAGTAACTGGTACTCCAGTTATGCGTATTTGTGATGGGTATACTCAACGATTAACCGTAGCAGTAGACGCCGGCGATGTAATCACTACAGATCAGGACGTGGTATACGGACTAGTAGGCCCAGGTGGGCAAAACTTTACCTTTCTGCCTATGCAAATTACTTTGCCGCAAGAAGATGAAGCTCAAGCGCCTAAATGTTCTATAACTTTCAACGATGTAACTAGATACGCTACCCCCTTAATCAGATCTCTTACTGGCCCACCAAAAGTATTACTACAGCTAGTGCTGTCTAGTACTCCTAGTATACCGGAAGTATCTTTTGATGGATTATATATTAATAGTTTTACGTATAGCGCAGATTCAGTTACAGCAGATCTATCAATGATTGATTACGAACGTGAGCCTTTTCCAATGCACACATTTTCTCCTAAATACTTTCCAGGATTATTCTAATGTGGTCAAATAAATATATAGGTATACCCTACAAAGCCAACGGCAGAGATGCTGCAGGATTAGATTGCTGGGGATTAGCACGTCTTGTTTACTCTGAAGAATTTAATATTAATCTACCTAGTTTTTCCACAGATTATGATATTTCAGACGACGCACGTATCACAGAACTAATTGCACAATATCGTGAAGGTTGGAAAGAGCTAGGTGCACCTGAAGACGGTTCCTTAGTACTATTTAAAGTATTAGGCGCAGAAACTCACATAGGTATTGCCATATCTGAATCACAATTTATCCATGTGCGCGAAGGTAGTGATGTAGCTTTAGAACGTTTTGACTCTGTAAAATGGGCTAAACGAATTAGCGGACATTTCAAATATTCTGCAGGAGCTATTCTTAATGCAGTTCCTCATCCCTTAAGAACTGAAAGAGTAACTCTGCCTATTCCAGAAGGTACTACGCTTACGCAGCTATATGAGTGGATTAACAAGGAATATAAGATTAGCACAGAGCTAAACAAACGAGTACATATTCTTGTAAATAGTAAAGTAATTCCTGCAGAGCAGTGGCCTACTACTGTTTTAAAAGATACTGATGTAGTAGAGTATCGAGCTGTGCCCGGCAAGGACGCAGTACGTTTAGTATTAACGCTAGTTGTACTATACGTAGCTGTCACATTTGCTGGGCCGGCAGGAGTAAACTTAGCAGGTTCACTAGGAGCCACTAGTGGTAGTTTTGCGGCGTCGATGGCGGGCAACATGGCTATGGCAGCTACTATGGCCGTAGGCGGGGCCTTAATTAACGCAATTGCGCCAATTAGACCACCTTCGGCCGCAGGTCAACCTGCACAAAGTAATCCTCAGCTACAGTTTAGCGGAGCATCTAATCAATTTAATCCATATGGGGCTATTCCAGTAATACTGGGTAAAGTACGTTTAACTCCTCCACTAGGAGCTGCTACTTATGTAACGTACGGAGATGCGTCTTCAAATACTGGCACCGCTACTTCAGACGCTTATTTAAATATGTTATTAGTTTGGGGCTATGGACCTTTACATATTGATCTAAATACTCTACGCATTGGCAGTACCGCTTTAACATCGTTTACTAATGTTACAAAATCCGTTATTAGTTATCAAACCACCCCCACTGACGCTGAGGTAGCGGAGTTCAAGAGATTATATAGTAGTGATGTAGCTCAGGTATTTAAAAACATACCATTAACTTATCCTGGAACCAGTGGAGTTCAGATAAGTACTGTGAGTAAACTAACAGGAGACTATGAGTATGATGTATACGGCAACCCCAGCGCCGTAACGGCAAACGTTGCTGTTTATGCCTTAAATGATACTAATTGGGTAACTCACCCTTTTGCTAGTGGTGCGAATACAATAACAGTATCTATTCACTATCCTGAAGGTTTTAGAACAATTAAACTAACAGGTAAACTTGCTGGGCAGCAGGGGCCAGGGAAAGATGCGGGGATACAAGCACAGATTAGATACAATACAGGTACTACTGCAGTACCTATTTGGGGTCAGTTTGGTGCTGGAGGTGTAAACGGGCATGTTTATCCTTTAAATATATCTGGCACTAA